CAGACTGGAAACCTTGGGTGTATCGATACTCTGGTGCAGTTGGTCCTATACCAGAATTTGCAAAGAACGCAAAGGCTGTCGGTATGATGATTGTCGCACCAGAAGCTGATGGTGTAGTCAGACGTATGCCTCTGGTAGTATCAGTTGATGGTGTATTGTATCCTTCAATAAGTATGGAAATTTTACGCATGGCTGCGGGTGATATATCATTTCAGATGAAGACGGGTATTGCTGGTGTAGAGAAATTACGCATACCAAAGTATAAGATGATTGACACAGATGCTAATGGTAACATATGGTTAGATTTTCAGTGGAAGACAAAGACCTACCCATTACATGAGAAATTACCAGACCTAACAGGTAAAATTGTTATACTGAGTATGACTGCTTCTGGTCTTGGAAGCCCTGTGGCAACTCCTGTGGGGGTCATACAGTCCCATGATCTTATTGGCGCATCACTTGCTACAATGATGACAGGACGCAACATAACACGCCCATTTTGGACTAATCTTGCAGAATTAGCGGTCAGCGGTGTGGGCGCATTGATCCTGACGATTGCGGTTCTCACACTCGCATGGTACTTTGGTGCAGTACTGTTGCCTTTGTTCCTCGCTGGATCGTTCTACGGATCAGCATACTTGTTCACTGAGTATAGTTATTTGGTAGATTGGTCGTATCCCGTCCTTACTATGTTTGTGGTTTGGGCGATTGCTGCGTTTATGCGGTTCATGGAAGAATACAAACAGAAGATGGAGATCAAGAAACAGTTCGCAGGGTATGCCTCACCTACTGTGGTTCGGTTGTTACAGGAAAACCCCTCACTGATTAAAGATGGTATGAAGAAGGAGATTAGTATTTGCTTCTCTGACCTTCGTGGGTTCACCCCGTTGGGCGAAAGTTTTGGTGATGACGTGAAGGGCCTAACTCAAATTATGAATGGGTATATGGATGCAATCACGCAGCCTATTTTAGATGCTGATGGTATGGTTATCAAATATATTGGTGATGCGAGTATGCACATACATAACGCACCCATAGATGATGATGACCACCCAAGGAGCGCAGTCAACACTGGACTAAAGATGTTGAGTGCAGTGGAGAGATTTAATGATAAAATCGTTTCTGAAGGGCGTCCACCAGTTGGTATGGGCGCTGGTATTAATACTGGTCTTGGTTACCTTGGAGAGATGGGAAGTACCAAGCGTCATAGCTACGATGTTCTAGGAGATGCAGTATCGACTGCTGCTAGGATTGAGAGCAAGTGTAAGGAATATGGATGCCTGTTATTGGTAGGAGAATCTACCTATGATATGACTAAGGATGACTTCTTCTACCTCAAGGTTGATGAACTGGCAGTGAAGGGTAAGACCATTGGTATTCGTATCTACACCGTCCTGAGTGAGATGGATTGGATGATGAAGAATACCAATTGGGGTATAGCAGAAAGTCAACACATCAAGATGCACGAATATTATAGCAACCAACAGTTTGATCACGCAATCAGACTATGCAATGATCTGAGTATAGAATTTGATGGAAGAATGAGAAATTATTATACTATGTGGATTGAGCGTTGTCAGTTTATGAAGACCCAACCACTCGAACCAGATTGGAATGGTGTATTCATTGCTACAACAAAGTGAAATAAATGTGATTTAGTGCTTGACAAACCCTTTACAACGTGTTATTATCTGCTTGTAGAAATGTTTCGACACAAAAAATTAATATTAAAAGAGATTAAAGAAAACGTATTATGAAAAATGTAAAAAGTATAGCAGTCGTGGGTGGCGGTACAGCAGGATTAATTGCTGCAACAATACTTCGTAAAAAACTAAACATTCAAGTTGACGTAATTCATTCTAAAAAAATTGGAATTATTGGCGTTGGCGAAGGTAGTACCGAACACTTTAATGAATATTTACAATTTATGAATATCAACCCATATGATGTAATAAAGCAATGTGATGCTACTTACAAATCAGGCATTATGTTTGAAGGATGGGGAGAGAAAGATTATCTACATTGCGTATTAGCAAAATTCAATGAAAAATTTGCTCAATATAATTATGTGTATGCTAAACAAATTGCTGAAAATGCAGATTATTTAAATTATAAAACTATATGGGATAATAAAATAAATTCTTGGTTTTTAAATAAGCCAGAAGAAATTCCATTTCCACAGTTTCATTTTAATACTCATAAACTTAACGAATTTCTTATCAACATAGCAGTGTCAATGGGTATTAATATTATTGATGATGAAATTAATGATGTTAAGTTATCACAAGATGGTTCTATAAAAAGTATTGTAGGCACAAGAGAATATAATTACGACTTTTTTATAGACTCAACTGGATTTAAAAGATTACTGATTGATAAATTAGGTGCTAAGTGGCAATCATACAGTAAGTACCTTAAAATGAAATCTGCTATTACTTTTCAAACACCCGACAGCGAAAATTATAATCTATGGACACTTGCTAAAGCAATGGATGCAGGATGGTTATTTAGAATCCCAGTTTGGGGCAGATATGGCAACGGTTATATTTTTGACAGTGATTATATTACTAAAGAACAAGCACAACAAGAAGTTGAAAAATACTTTGGACATAGTATAGACGTAGGCAAGCAGTTTAATTTTGATTCAGGATGCGTAGATCGTGTTTGGATTAAAAACTGCTGTGCTATCGGCATAAGTGGAAGTTTTGTTGAGCCATTAGAAGCAACATCCATCGGAACATCTATACAACAAGCATTTTTATTAATGCACAGAATAACAAATTATAACGAAAGTGTTATTGATAGATACAATTCTTCATTTAATGACATAATGGAAAATATTAGAGATTTTATTATTCTTCATTATATTACAAAAAAGAACGATACACAGTTTTGGAAAGATGTGTCTAATATAGAGCTACCAGAATCATTGAAGGCAAAATTAAATATGTGGAAACATAAGTTACCTATAGACGAGGATTTTAATAATTTATCTAATTATGTGTTGTTCAAAGCAAGCAATCATATTTTAGTATTAAACGGATTAGATATATTTGATCGAAATTCAATTAAAAACGAGTATGATAGTAATTATGATTATGTGAAGGAAGATGCAGAGCGTACAATTTCCGAATTACATTATTTCGAAAACTCAATAAAAACTTTAGGACATAAAGAGTATCTAAAAGCAATAAGGGAATTATTTTAATTATGAATATTACTATAGTAGGTGGAGGAACTGCGCTACAACAAAGTGAAATAAATGTGATTTAGTGCTTGACAAACCCTTTACAACGTGTTATTATCTGCTTGTAGATTGGTTATAAGGAAAGATATAAATATGATTATGGATGTATACCTTCACACATTTCTTGCACTGGGTGCTATCGGTGCCGCATATTATGCAGGATACTATTTTGCACAGCCAGCTGTTGAGGATATCGTTGGGTCTATGCTTGATACCCTCGAAACGGAGGGTTTCGTTGCAACGTCTTTGGATAAGGATGGCGACAAAGAGTTGGTGCCTATTTCTGAATTAATTGCAAAAGCAGTTAAAGAATCTAAAGAAACTGCTTGACAAATCTTGTTTCGTATGGTAACTTAAAATATAGACTGAGAAAAGAGGGAGTTATGAAGAAATTATTTATTGGTATTGCCACTGCAGCGATGATTATGTCGCCCGTAGCGGCAAAAGCAGGTAACGATTGGATTGGTCCGGCCATCTTTGGTACGGTATTCGGTATTATCATTGCTAGTAACCATGATAACAATCATACAGAGGTTATTGTGGAATCACCCCGTCGAGAATATCGTCGTGGCCACCACCGTCATCATCGGCACACTCGCCGCTCATATGAGTGGGTTGAAGTTTGTAAGCGTTACCCACATTTACGTCAGAACCGTTGGGGTGATTATCGCACTGTAATGCGTTATGGGTGTCGGATGGTTAAAAAGGCACGTTGGTAGTCCAAGGAACCTTGACAAATTTCAATCACTAGTATATAGTTAGAATTATGAGCGGTATGCATTTATTGCCTGTGTACTATTCGACCACGAATACACGCAAGCGCAAACAGAAAAAGAAGTCAGCCTCTGTCCTAGAGGCTGAACGTAAACACGCAAAGTTTTTAAAGAAGATGGGTATCGGGGGACGTAGCTCAGTTGGGAGAGCGGGTGCTTTGCAAGCATCAGGTCAGGGGTTCGATTCCCCTCGTCTCCACCAATCACGGAGTTTAGCGCAGCCTGGTAGCGCACCTGCTTTGGGAGCAGGGGGTCAGAAGTTCGAATCTTCTAACTCCGACCAGTTCTATAGGCCAACAATGTCTAAACCAAAACCAAATGTATATAGTGGTGAACGCAAACTTATCGGTATTGCCACGATGCATAAATCTAACAGTGTCCCTATTTTTGAGGACAATAAAGAACTTGCAACAGAGATTGCAAGGATGAGGAGATAACATGAGAATCGAAGTACGAAATAATAATGTTGACAAGGCGATGAGGATTATGAAAAAGAAACTCACCGAAGATGGGTTCTTTAATGAACTACGAGAACGAGAACATTATGTATCGAAGGGTGAGAAGAAGCGACACGCCCGTGCTGCATCTAAACGCCGACAGAAACGTAATCTTGAAAAACGAATGGAAGAACAGGGATACTAATCCAATGCCACGCAAGAAGAAGATAACTGCTACCACAGACAACAGTGAGTGGAAATCGCCTAAGAAACGTAAACCTCGTAAACCTATGTCTGATGACCAGAAAGTTGCAGCATCAGAACGTCTTGCAAAGGCAAGAAAAGTTCGAGCAGAGAAGAACCCTGATTATGGTCAAACTAACATTCATGAAAGTCTACGGAAACTTCCTGATGATCACCAGTTGAGTCCTGCTAAAGTTAAGAACTGGATTAAGGTTCAGAAGGACTTAGCTAAGTCTGAACGGGCAGCCGTTCGTCAAAATATTAAGGGTGCAGAAGCAAGACTTGCTGACCATGAGGGTTATATTCGTAATATGCAAACATATCTTCGTAGTGGAGATTGGGCTGATATGTTCTATGGTGAACAACAACAAGGTAAGATTCGCAACAGATGTCATGCACTTGCTTACTACTGGTATGGCCCACGCAAGGGTCAACCAAAAAGAAATGTAGGAACTTTTTACTCTGACATGGGTGGAACCTATACACAAGAAATGTTTGAAGAGGATACTGGATATGAGCGACCAAGAGATAACACCACCGGACAACGTAGTGAAGGGCCCGTGGTCAGCAAAAAACGTAAGAGAAGTAAAACTTCCTGATGAGGATGTTCTTGAACTTCATCATGACCTTCAGTTTGCTGAAGAACTTACTCAGAGTTTGATGGTACAGATGATTCATACAATGAGTGAGAATGGTATTGCTGTTGGTGAGAAAGATTTCATTCGTGATATGGCCATGCTCATTGAGTTGGTTAAGGGTTCTATTCATAGAGATATGAAAATGTATCATCCAACACATAAGTTTGTAGAAGAGTTTGTTGATATTATGGAATCTGGTGACTCATACGAAACGGAAGTTGATTTTAATACAATAAGTGAACTTGCAAATTTAATAGAGGAAGATAGTGATGACTAAGAAGTTCCCAAAATTTCATGAACCATTTAGTCCAGCAATCCTAGAGACTACTGTACCAGATAGGTTTGTAAGAATTGTAAATGATGTGGCTGATAGTGTTCTCTCTAGTGAAAAAAAGAGTCAAGAGTGGGATTGGTCACATAAGCTTGTTGGTAAAGTGAATAAAGAAATTCTAATTCCTGTCACTGATCCAGCTGATAAATTATTCTTGTCTAAAATTATAAAACAGGGTTGTCTTGATTATCTAAATCACCACATTGATAAGAAAAGAAATAACCCTTGGACTCGAATGGGTACTGGAAAGAAACCAACTATCTACAATATTCATCTGACTCAAAGCTGGGTAGTTAGTCAATATGCTGGTGACTTCAATCCAATGCACCATCACAATGGAGACTTCTCTGGTGGTATATATCTCAAGGTGCCAGAGGGTATGAATGATGAGTGGGAAGAAGATTTTCAGGATCATTATCCTGCAAGGGGATTGATAGAATATTCATTTGGTGAAAACCAATCATTTCGATCTGACAATTTAAAATTCAAACCAGAAGTGGGAAAGTTTCTAGTATTTCCCGCTTGGTTGAAGCATCTTGTGTATCCCTTCTCAGTAGAGGGTGAACGCCGCATGATGAGTTTCAATGCAACAGTTATAAATAGAACGAAAGAATAATTATGATATTAGTTGATATGAACCAGATTTCAGTTGCATCCGTAATGATGCATTTGCACATGACAAAGCAAACTGCACCCGATGAGGATATGGTTCGTCATATGATTCTCAATTCCCTACGCATGTATCGTATGAAGTTCTGCGATGAATATGGTGAGTTGGTCCTGTGTTATGACTCCAAGCACTATTGGCGTAGGGACTATTATCCTGAATATAAGCACAGTCGTAAAAAGGGGAGACAATCTTCTTCTAATGATTGGGATGCTATCTTCGAAGTGTTGAATGCAATCAAGGCTGAACTGAAAGAGTTTTTCCCATACAAATACTTAGAGGTCTATGGTGCAGAAGCAGATGATATCATTGCTGCTCTTGCTGGTGAGTTGGAGTTTGATAACGGTAAGACGTTGATCCTGTCCGGTGACAAGGATTTCATTCAGTTGCAGAAGTTCCGTAATGTAACACAGTATAGCCCAATCACCAAGAAATTTATAAACGGCATTGATCCACACATCTATCTGGATGAGCATGTTCTAAAGGGTGATAGCAGTGACGGTGTTCCTAATGTGTTATCTCCAGATAATACCTTTGTGGATGGTATCCGACAGAAACCCCTAAGTAGAAAGAAAATTCAATCTATGGTTGCTGGGGATTTTCCCAACGATGAAGTCAAACGTAACTACCAGAGGAACAAGAAGCTGATTGATTTGGGGGAATCACCACCAGAGTTATTTTTTGAGATATTGAAAGAGTACAAAGAAGCACCAGAAGGTGACCGCAGCAAACTACTAAATTATTTTACACAAAAGAGGTTGCGTAACCTCGTTGAATCGATAGGAGAATTCTAATGGCGATAGACACATATACACGCAGTTTTGCAGAGATTTTGACACAGGTTTCTAAAATGAAAACAAAGAAGGAAAAGGTAAGCTTTTTGAGGCAGTATCAGACTGATGCACTTCGCATGGTTTGCAAGTCGTCCTTTGACCCTAAGATTGTTTGGGAACTACCAGATGGTGATGTACCGTACAGGGAGAATGATGCTCCAGAGGGAACAGAACATACTCAGCTTCACCAAGAGGTACGCAAGTTGTATCACTTCATTAAGGGTGGTAACCCACAACTCACTCAAAACAAACGTGAGTTGATGTTCGTGCAGATGCTTGAGGGACTTCACAAGGATGAGGCTCTCCTGTTGGTTGCTGCAAAAGACAAGAAATTGCACCGTAAGTACAAGGGCCTATCTGATAACGTGGTCAAGGAAGCATTTGATTGGGATGATGATTACAGACGTATCGAACAATCTGACTATCCTCAGTCTAAAGGACTAGCCGCAGGGTAACTTTTTTTGAGAATCCTTTAGAATCAATGACTTAGACGCTACGATTTTTGTTGACAAAGCCTGTTGTTTGATGTATACTTAGGTATAAACTGAGAAAACAAAGGAAGAGACATGAACAACGAAATGAACACCTTGATTGAGAACATCAAAGAAGATTACCTTAACTGGACCACACAGTGTGCTGTTGCCAACGGTCTAGACGCCCTGACGGAAATCAACGAGAAGATGATTGCTGAGTTCAACGAGAAAATCACCTACACGGTGGGAACCAAGTACATCAAGGTCATCAAAAAGGGTTCTGGCGTTTGGGGTTTCGTTGTCAATGTTGACAATGATAAGAAGTTCAAGAAGGGTGACCTTCTGATGGCAGCGGGATATAATGCTCCTGCTCGAAACGCTGCTCGGGGTAACATCCTCGACGGTGGTTACACCATCAACTGGACTGGCCCCCTTTACTTAATATAGGAGATTGATTATGAAGAAGATTGCAACAATCGCTATTGAAACCATGTTTATGTTAACTCTATTCGCGGCAGGGTGGTTTGCCCTCGTCGTACTTTAGGGGTTGAGATATGAACTACATCAATGTTATAGGTTCCACGAAGAAGAAACGGGCTCTTGTTGAGAGCGCCGTTACTTTCTGCATCAGTGAGTTGATGCCTCGTATGCGAACCCTTGAGATTGAAATCAACCTCAAAAACATTAAAAATGAAGAGGTTGTTGGTTGGTGTTACGAAGGTGAAAATAAACGAGACTTCTACATTGACATTGATAAATCCTTTGATAATGAAGAACTGGTTGAGACTGTGTGTCATG